TGGTGACTTAGTTACGGTGTCAATGGAGTATTGGTTGAAAGCTCCAGACAAATCTTACGTTGTAGGAGGGTTGTGATTACCTCACACCAAATCACTAAAGTCCGACAGGCTATTCTATCTAAAGGGTGGGCGAAGATCCGTGACCTGATAGGCAAGCGAAGCAACGCGTGTAATAAATATGGCTCGTGAGTCCGTGCACGTAAACGGAAGTGTGATAGTAGGTCTCTAGCATCAGGCATGATCTAGGGTACGACTATTCTCCATCAGACGAGAGAAGTGCCGAGGGATGCACATTAAAGCCCCGGAGAAACAAACTCCGCACCAAATATGCAAACACGTGCAGTCGAGGTGGTGGCGATCATCTCAGTACTTATCGATGAGGAGGTTATGGTATGGTCCAGCATACTATCGCTGATGTAAAGAAGCTCCAATCTTTACAGATACCAGATTTCTTCCCTGCCTACAAGAAGACGGCGTGGCAGCCGCATTCTGATGTAGCGGCCGATAAGTTTTGGCATGCGTGTGTTCAGGAAGAGGACGGTCTTGTACTTCATGATGTTGTGAATGCGATTGAAACAGTGTTGGGAATTAAACTCCATTCGGAAGCCCTCACTCCTAGATCTGCTTATTCACCCAACATGATAAGGAAGCAGGCTGAAAGTCAGATGAAAGGTGGCAAATTAGGGAAGTATGACACCACGATTCTGAAGCAAGCTTACCTTAAGGTACGCCGGATGTTCCTAATTCCTAATCTTAGACCCTTGAAGCTAGAGGATACTCCATATAAGTCTGAAACTAGTGCTGGTTTACCTAGCATGATGTCGAAGGCTGAGGATTATCCCAGGGCTCTAGCTGAAGCGAGAGCTTTGCAGGAAAATCAGAGACTTGCCCCACCTCCAACTGTTCTTTTCCATCGTGGAAAGAATATGGAAGAGGCACGGTATGTTAATGGTTATCCTTTCTCGATGAGTCTAATAGAAGGAAGGTTCTTTTATCCATTCCAGGCTGCAACTATGCTGCATCATACTCCTTACGCAGGCGGTCGTTATGATTTCGAAATGGCGCCCTTGCTTAACGAAATCCGTGTGAAGAGTAAGTATGTTGTGGAGCTCGACTATTCTAAGTTTGATAGTTCGATACCTGCACTGTTATCATCTATGGCATTTTCTATCATTCGTGATAGTTTTGTTATGGATGAACAGGATAAGATGGATTGGGACCGAATCACTCGTTATTTTCATACCTCTCCTTTTCTATGCCCAGATGGTTATATCTATTCTGGTCGTAGACATGGCGTGCCTAGTGGTAGCTGTTTCACTCAGGTGATTGATTCACTTGTGAATGCTATCTGTCTAGAGTACGCGGCTAGGAAGCTCAGCTTTAAAACTTCTCGTTACTTTATCATGGGAGATGATTCAGTGATGGGTGTTTACTCTCCAGTAAGCATAAAAGCAATAGCTGCCACGCTATTGGAACTGGGCATCCATGTCAATGAGAGGAAGAGTGAAGTTAAGGATCCGGATGATTTCATTCACTTTACTGGGCATGATTGGAAGGGAGCGAAAGCTTCTCGACCTTTGCTCGAAACGCTTGTCAGACTTGTTACACCAGAAAGGAAGCGTAAGGATTACTATTCTAAGAACAAAGAAGAGAAACGGAAGGCGTTTATTCAGAGGATACTGAACTACCAAGATGATAATCCTGATGCGGCTTATCCCTTGGAAGGGTTACTCTGGTTCTATCATGCAACTGATGCGAACCGGAAGTACTGGGTTAAAACTTCTCGGCAGAAAGGACGTTGGATTGGTTCGTTTTATACGGATTATAACTATATGTTCTTTGGCGCTGATGCAATGATTGAGACGAATGAGCTCTCTCGTTGGAAAGCTGAGAAGCGAGAGATCCGCCTAGGTAACTTCAGAGGCCAGACACTCTTCTTGTAAG